TTACTTCACGTATTCCAACGTATTATCTATCGGGCCAGTTGCCATGTAAGCATAGCAGTTCGACCGTGGTTGGCGTACCCAACGATAACCACCTTGAATAATCGCTTGATCGGTTCTCACCGTTGAACCAGCTGGTAACACTGCAATCACACTAGCTGACATTGATGGTGCATTTCGAAGTTTCACAGCCGTCTTGAGAGTATACGTCTTCTTCTCCTTGACCCACTTTGGCCCAGCTGTCTTAGGTTTCACTGATTTAGTAGTCTTAGCGTACTTATCCCAGGCGGACTTGTCACCGTAAAACACATCAAAGTCAAGGTTGCCATTCCAGCCCGGTAACCGTCCAGTGCTTGTATATTGGAACATTACCGCTGTCTTCCAGTTCTTCAAGCTACCATATAAGTCTCGTGGTTGATATCCAATCACCGCGTCATAATTGTTATACTGAGCGATCCATAACCCATAGTTAGCCTTGACCACGGATGACCAATCTAAAGCATTTTCACAACTAAGTCCCGTGTATAGCACTGCACGAACACCTGTTTTTTGATAAACGTAATCAAGCCATTGCTTAGCTAAGTCGACACCTGCTTGGTTCTGAATGGTTGAACCTGTCGTGTTTTCAAAATCAAGAACCAGCATTGCTTTACCAATATATGGCTTAACAACCGTTAAGAAGTAATCAGCCTGCTGCTTAATATCCGAGTCGTTTCGAATAAAGTGGTACACGCCTAGCTTCTTGCCTGCTGACAAAGTCTGCTTTGCGTGTCCATTAAATTCTGGATTAGTATAATCAATACCCTCTGTTGCTTTCACCAACACAAAGTCGCCTGTAACTTCGCCTACATTCATACCAGCCTGATAACTGGCTACATCAAATCCATTTAAGCTCATTATTTTGTACCTCCATTAAACATTGTCCCAATCGATTTAGCTAGCTCATTACCACCGACGCTGACGGCACCTGCAATCACACCATCAACCAAACCAGCTACCCATTTGATATCACCATTGGCAATGCCAATAAAAATACCAATCACTGCACCAACGCCAAGGGCAATAATTGGTAAATATTTGTTGCTGAATTGAGTTTGTTTAATCGCCCAAACAACTAAATATGTTACTACGGCGATTGCCGCAATCGTGGTACCGTTAATAAATTGGATTAATTCCATCATTATTTATCACGCTTTCTATAATAGTCAATTATTTCTTGCTTCTCATTATTTTCCCTTTTTAGAGCCTCATTTTCCTTTTTTAACTTGGTTTCAGTATCGCTGTTAGCGGCCTTGCTACTGTTCCACATCGTTAAGACCGCAACGAAAATTGAACCCGCTGTGGTAATTAAGGCCACGATAACAGCATCGCTCACCCCTAATCATCCCCAATTACAATTTCAAAAATGGTTGATCCTAAAACAAACATGGCATACATACTTTCAAAACTTACATAACGTTGCATTTCAAAATCATGAACACCAAACGCTATCATGAAAAATAACCAGACAAACGTAAGCAATCCAGTCATTAATGGCTTGTAATAATGTGTACGCAAGTTCCACAAAGAATACACCAGAGCAAGCGTTCCAACCACCGCCAGCATAAAAATCATAGGTGGATCATCAAGCACATCAAGCAGCGTTGGCTGTGGTGGCTCAAATGCAAATGTGTTGTGCTTAATAATAAAGTAAATTCCTAAGCCATATGTTTCCATCGCTTTCCAAAACCAAAATCTATTTTTGGCTAAATGTTCAAACATCACATCACACTTCCATTCATGATGTCGGGAATTCTTGACTAAGAATAGTTTTGACTGCAGATTTTACATCTTCGTAACCGACAGATTCGATAGCTTTATTTGTGAAGTCAGACTGGTCTAGAGTTGAGCTTAATGAAATATAACTGCCATTATTGCTTAAGTCTGAGTACGCGGTTAATCGAACCGGCGTATCATTCTGAACAAAGAATTGATAGTTAGTGTACGCCAAAGTTGGCAATAAGGTAGGCAGCTTCTTAGTGGCTAACGCAAATAGTTGCTTCTTAGAAAGGTCGTCAAAAGTAGTTCCTTCATCTAAGTCATCTGCGACGATTGTTAAGGTACCGTTAATTTCGAGATTATCAGATTTTCCGTAAACCCCAACAACGACACTATCTGTGTTACCAGTTTCAGCTGATAAAGCGTATTGGATACTACGATTAATTAAGTTCATATTATTTTTCTCCTTTGCTGAATGCCTGTTCTAGTTGGTCATAAACTCGTTCGTATGCAATTGCGTCTTCTTTTTCTAGTTCATAAGGATAGTCATCCAATGACGCCTTAAGTCCTTTGAATCGAGCGGAGTACTCACTGAAATCAATATTTGCAAGGTCATCTGATAGCTCGTTCATTTCAGAGTTAAGATTAGCCTCAGAATCTTTTCCAAGTTTTGAAGGATCTTTTTCGTCAGCTAGTTCTGGTTTTGGAATTAACTTTTCACTGCCATCGTCTAGTGTCTTTAAATTGCCGTCTTTATCAGCTTCAAAGTATTTTTGCTGAATCTCTACTCGATCAGCAATGTACTCTTCTTGCTTAGTGGCCAGTTTACGAATAAGAGCACTACGACCTAAGCTTGCCTTGCCTTTCAGCTTGAATTGGCCCAGTGTGTTAGCAATTCCTGCGAGTTCACGATTCTTAAAACTAATAGTTGTTTTCATAATAAATTACTCCTTCTTATTTTTTTCACTAGAAGTTAACGTCAACGTAACCTTTGACGGTCCCGTTAGAGTTTAGATCTTTGATAAATTTATAATGTTGGCCATTTAATATACCAAGTATCTTCGAAGCGTTAATAATACCACCATCTCTAACTAAATAGGTTTCACTGCTTCCGAATAGCCATCCGGCCTTTAGATTACTTGAACCAAAGAACGGGTATTTAATTCCATTCATTTGAATCCATGCAAACTTCATTAGTTGGTATGCACCATCAACGTCGATGCCACCACCGTTAAATCTCAAATTTTTGTGCAACATAACATTATCGTTGAACCAGAACCCGCCCCAAGGCATAGTAAAGTCGCCAGCCGAGCTATTACGGGTCCAGCCAAATTTGACGACGTATCCACCGTTAGGATCCCCTTCATTTTGGGCACCCCATGCCATGTACTGTGCGTTAGATGAAAGGTCGAAGTGCAGGCCCCAATCTTTGGGATGTTCAATTAGATTATTAGCATGAATCTTACCAATAAATGTCCCACTGTTATTAGTAGTGTATAGACCGTCAGTACCAACCTTAAGTGTTTGCAAGGTTGAGTTCATCGCAATAAGCATTGATCCTGCTTGCAATTTATCAGCGGTTATCGAGTTAGCAACAATATTTGCACCATTAATGTTGTACACGTTGATATTAGCAGCGTTGATAGACCCCGCAGTTAATTTATTAGCACTTAAGTTAGCAATCATGGCATCCTTAATGACTGCGTTATCAATATAGGTATCGGCTGTAATACGCAGTTTGTTACCATATATTGAAGTTCCTTCAGGAGAAATGTTAATTGCGTTTATAACACCATCTTTGGAAACCTTAAGATTGATATCTGACGCAGTTTGTTGAAACTCCGTCCAACTAGCATTATCAGGAACATACGAACCAACACTAGCTGCGTTAACAAGCATGGGTGCTATCACTGCTAAGTGACCACCACCATTAACGTCAACGTGAATAGCAACGTAAGCTGTTCCAGTTGGTGGAGTTTGGTTCTCTATCTTAACCAATGTTTGCGTATGGAAAACAGTTACTCCTTTAGTGGCGTATCCAATTCGCTTCATTGATTGATCATACCAGTCCAGCACCAACTGAGTACGGTTCCCAACTGTATCAACATTGAATATCGCACTGGCTGAATATACAGAAGCAGGATCTGGAACATAGATCTTCTTTGAAACTATAGAATTCCATTGGTTGGTATTAACTGGATTGGCTATTGGAATATTACAACATATCCCTTGGTATCCGTTCCACCAGGACCAGGTCATGTCTGACGAGTACCAGTTATCTGCTTTATCTGATGTCCATGTTGACCCATCAAATTTGTCGTATTGGAATCGTGAATTAGCAACCAAATTCCGCTGGCCAAGAGTATTAACTTGCCCTACAACAGAAGTTATCTGGTTATCCAATTGAGTCATCTTTGACTGATAAGTGTCGTTATCAACCTTTCCACGTACTGTTGTTTGAATGGCGTCCACAGTTTGAGAGATGCTAGAAACAGCATCAACCGTCGCATTGTCAGCAGGATTTACTGAAAAGTCAGTAGCTCTACTTCCTCGTTCTAGTTTAGGCTTTAGCAAATAAACAGCCCCGCCGACGTTAGCCGCAGATCCAGTTCCGAAATACGGAACTATTCGGACATTATTGACTTGTCCCCCGACGGTTGCCGTAAAAGTAGCTGAGTAGTGCGTCCAATCAGGGGCTGTCGTGTTAGTTATGTTTACACCTTGATACGTATGGTCCTTATCCCAATTAAGCCACAATTTCCAGGAAACAGGCTGTTCAGAGGTGCCTAGACTATGAGCCCATATACTAATCGTGTAAACTTGTCCAGCATTTAGAAATAGATTTACGCCAGGCCAATAAGGACCGTCAGAATTTTGACCATCAACATTATTAAAAATATGAGCCATTCTATACTGGCCACTATCTGAAAATTTATCCTCAATATTGAAACCTTTTCCAGCTCCAGCTCCAGCCCAAACTTTCCAACCGTCTAAAGTACGTGCGTTACGTAGTAGATTAACGCCCACTGCACTATCAGTAACCTGTTGTTGAACAGTTGCTAAAGTGCTGCTAAACGAGTTGGCTGTTACTTGCAACTGACTAATATTATGTTCATTAACAGCATTGGCAGCATTCAACGAATCATAGCTAACAACTAAAGACTTGTTCGTTGCCTGCAGGGTTCCAATGTCCTTAGTTTGCTTACCCAAAGTATCATTGACGGTAACAAATTGAGCTTTAAACCCACTGGAATCAGCTTTCAAATCATTAAGACTTGTCGTCTGTCCATCAACCGTAGTTTTAACACTAGATAATGTTGAGTTAATTCCATCAGCGGTAACCTTAATCTGATTCTGTGTCCAGGTCTCAGTGGCGTATCCGCTTAGGTCATCTTTAGTCAACTTAGCAGCTAGTCCATTTTCCAATTCAGCAATCGTCATAGTAGAACCATCGGTTAATGTTGTGTACTTAGAATTAACTGAATTAGCAATGCTCTTTGCATCGTCGGCATTTTGAGAGGCCTTGTTAACATCGTCAATCAACCCAGCGGCTGAATTTTGTGCATCAATAGCTTGACCCAGTGCTTGATTAGCTAGTGCATTTGTATCATCGTACTTGGCCGCAAGCTGGTCAGCTTTATCTGATGCACTTTTAGCATTTTCAACCGCGGTTTCAGCTTCTTTTTTAGCTACATCAACTTTGGCGTCTACCTCGCCAGGGTTCAACGTAATCTGCTCCCAACGCCCGTTGACCCATTGTTTGATAGACCACTTGTCTGGATCACTATCACTTTGGTCAAACCATAAGTCACCTTCATTGGCGCTAGTGGGTTCTTTTTCACCATAGTAGTTTGTACTCTTGCCGTTAGCGCTGCTAAGTGCATTATCAACACTTTCTTGAATACGTTGCACCTTGCTATCCAAACTACTTTGTAGATGTGTGTACTGATCCACAATACTCAAATCACCACAAGTGGCCGTATACCCAATACGCTTACCAGTCACATCAAACTGTTCTTCAAGTTGAATAATTCTGATTTTACGCTTGAAATTTAACGCTTCATCAATTGCTAAAATCCAGTCTCCGACTTTAGGCGCTTCATAGTTCGGATAACCAGCGTTCTCTAAGTCATAGATGTTCATGGTCATTGACACGGCATAGGTCGCATCAACCTGCTTTTTTAAAGCGGCAATCAAGTTATCTGCAATTGTGTATCGTTCATCGACAATCGGATCCATTTCTAAGTCGCCAAACTGCTTGGCTAACTCACTGCGATACTCAACTTCTAATCGACCCTTACTTTGGTCTTCAGCATCTTTGAAAGCACCATAGCCCTTAGCATACGTCGCAAAATCGGATATTTTCATTTCTTCCGTGAGATCACTAAGGTTAATCCCTTTACGGGCAAAACTGGTTAGGTCATTGCCAATCTGTTTAGCAATGTGAACCGTCTCATTGTGCACTTCAAATTCAACGCCAGCCTGATCAATAATGTCGTTAAATAAATCTAACTTATTTTTATAACCCCAATTTTCTTTTTCAAATGCTGGTACGGTAACGTCATTCTTGTAGGTATACCCGGATTTATCAAAGAGTTGTCCTAGATAGAATGTATACTCATGACTACCCGTGTATTGTGCGTGCAATGCTACTTTGGCAAAGTCCCAAAAGAACTGTTGTACCGCATCAAAGACAACGGTATTGGTATCATCACTCAGCTTCTTATACGTAATGACGTACTTTTCGTTATCGAAGTTTAACCACCAGCCGTAGTCTAAACCGTTCAATACGTCATCACCAGCAAACACTTCACCAGTCAGTGACAGTCCACCATTGACGCTAGTAGTTCTTGTAATGGTAGCTTGGCCGAAATGGGGCGCCCCAGACGGATCATGAAATTTAATCAATAATTTTCACCTCACCTTCCTAAATATATAAATCACACAAATTTTTGATTTGGATATCCGCACTGATTGAACATACTACCTTGTTAGCTGCACCGGGATGTAGAACAAAATATCCCGCATTGGTTTTATCATTGATGTTCTGGTTGCCACGAGTATTATTCATGCCCGATAACGTATAGACGTCCCCAGCAACTACTGGGCTAGTAACTATCAATGATTGACCATCAACTGTCAACGTAAAGCCGCTAGCAGATGCTACCTTAGCCGTAACGACAAAATAAAAAGCCTGCTCTAGCTGTGAACAAGCTACTGTGCCATTATAAGTTATTGATTGGCCACTAACTAACGTTTGCGACCGTGGCTTACTCTCACCATATGGCAATTCGACTGTCTCAAATTCCAGTGACCATGTGTAGTAAACGCCCTTACCAGTCCGTTCGATAATTGATGGTAGGTTGGTATCTGTTCGATACACTTTAAACCGTTTCTTATCAACAGTTTGTGCTGGCATCACAAAGTCTTTGCCACTCTCACGCACGTCATACAAGTTTCGACCGCCGTAAACGCGCGTTAAATAAACGGGATCCGTTTGTGATAAAGCCGTGTTAACTTTATCTCGCACGTCATCCGCTTGTTCTAGGCTCTTAACCCAATACAAACCATTGATTGTAATCCTCTTAACGACATGTCGGCCCCCATAATCCAATGAACCGGCGCGTCCATCAAAACTCTTAGTAGTTCTGGTGATTGTTGGTGCCGATTCTTCGAAGTTGAGCACTTGGAAGCCGAAGTCACTCAACTTATGTTCAGTTCCATTTAAGTTTGTAATTAAAGCATCCATTTGCTAACCTCCTTGTGGGAAGAATCGATTTAAATTGTGTTCCCGTGAATCCTTTTGTTTAATCAAAGTCCGCAGCTTTTCACCAATCATATCGTTGTGCACTTCAAATGTTGGTTGTTGGCCATCAAGCTTATTCAAGATAGCTTCCAGGCCTGCTACGATTGCTTGTGTACTGTCGCTACCACCCAAGTTATAGTTGATTGTGGTATTATCTCCGCCAATTGAGTCATTGATGGCTTTCGAAGCTTGGATAATTGATGAATTAGCCGGAATAGTACCAGCAGCATACTGTGAGACACCAAACATTTTGGCCGTTAATCCCGCTGGAATAACTTGCGTTCCTTTTGGTGCATTCAGATAGACATTACGTCCGTGTGGAATAAACGCTGGATGCCCGGGATACTTGACAGCTTCACGGTATACTGAACTTTCTTCGTCATTAACAATGATTGGATTACCATCGGTACCTGTTGTACCTGTTGCGTGCCGAGTAATTTTACGAAAAACAGTTGTAATGAAGTGAGTCACGTTCCCCATTGCATTCCAGTGGCTTAGAGTACGGATTGCGCTACTGATTGGACCAGAAGCGCCATCGTGACCACGAGCAGTCTTGTCTCGCATACCGGTTCCGTTGTATCGACCTAATGAACCTTTAGCGCGTCCCATAGCACCGCTTGCCGAATCATATCCGCGAGCGGTTTTTCCGCGCATACCTACCCCGTTGTATCGATCAAGCGACCGATGAGCACCGTTAATTGGACTAGATGCAGCGTCATGTCCACGAGCAGTTTTGAGTGCCATATTAACGCCGTTATACTTTATTGCCGATTTACGTGCACCGTTCATTGAACCTGAGGCCGAATCCTTACCTTTTGCAGTTTTAGTCTGCATCTTGGTTGAGTTAAATTTGTCTAGTCCCTTTTTACCGTTCTTGGCAGGACCAGACGCCCTATCAGTAGCCTTAAGTACCTTACCAGTTACTTTAACCCGGTCATATTTGTCAACTGAAATTTTAGCTTTACCAGCGTTCTTGCTAGCATTATCCTTAGCAAATAAATTCTTAGTAGCGTTTTTTGGTAAATTCTGATAAGCCTTATAATTACCAGTTACCTTCTTAATAATTCCCGTAGCGCCCTTATCGTTAGCAATCAGCTTCTTTTCAGACGTAGGTAAGCTGTTCCAGTCTTTAACATTCTTAACGCCTTTCGCAACATCTTCGGCACCCTTAGCTTTAGCCATGACCGTCTTCATTTGTGGCGTTAAGTTATTCCAGTCCTTGACACTAACCGAAGCTTGTTTCATGGCTGGCGACGCGTTGTCCTTCAAGACTGCCCGCTTCTCAGTCATCGTTAACTTATTCCAAGTTTGAGCCTTAGTTATGACGCCTAAGAGTTCTGGTCCACCTTTGGAAGTAATGATGGCCTTCTTTTCGGCTGGGGTAAACTTGCCCCATTGTTTGCCCTTTTCGATTAACCCGGCTAGATCATCGCCACCTTTAGACTTAATCATCGCCTGCTTCTCTTTAAGCGTTAAACCATCCCAGCGTTTGGTCTGAATAGCCGCAACCCCAACCATGGCCGCAGCATTGGAGCTCATCTTTCCTTGTTTAACCAGTAGTTTCATCTGGTTCCATTTGTCCTTAGATTTAGCAGCTTTATTAACTTCGCCCTGTGCATTGGTCTTAACTTTTCCAGTCTTGGAATCAAATACTAAGCTATTCCAGGTATCGGCTGCCGCCTTAGACTTCTTACTCATATTGCCAGTTTCAGCAACCACCAAGGATGTACTCTTACTCATGTCATCATTTTGCCGTTTTACAATCGCCGCTGCTTGCTTGTAAGTGTAGCCAACATTTAGTAAATCCTGCGTAATTTGGGCTTTCGAAGCCCCGTTCGCCTTATCCAGCTTATAGATTGCCGCGGCCATACCATCTGTAGTTGACTTGTGGGTAGCTTGCAGGTCAGTCATTGCCTTGCCATATTGTGATGCAGAAATTTCACCTTTATCGTACATGGACTTGATCTGCTGGCTCTGATCATTGTAAAGCTTGTTTTCTTTCTGCATTGAAGACGTCAATTGATTAATGGTCGTATCACGTTGCTTACGGGTCATGTTACCAATATCCCCATTCAATGCAGCTAGAACGTTCTTCTTAGCACTTCCACCAATTTTTAGTAGGCTAATTTCATCGCTATTCATTTTACGTTGGCTATTGAGCAATGCAGTTCGTTCCGTATCACTTAAACCAGACATCTTGCCATTGTGGTTTTTGAGTATTGCTTCCGCGTTATTATAATTTTCCTTAGCGTCGGCCAATACCGTAGCATTATGCTTCTTGCGATCAGCAATATCCTTTTTCAAGTCACCTTGAACAGAGTCGGGCAGGCCCTTCATATCCTTCTGCATCTGCTGGATAGTGTCTTTGGAATCCTTCTCCATCTCAGTGTACATATCGCCAAAATCCTTGGCAACGCTCTTAGTGCTTGTATGACTTGCTGTCTCAAAATCCGTCAATGACGCACTAGCGTTAGTACTAAATCCCTTGAATTTAGTCAGTGCAGAATCAGCCTGTTCACCGACATCTGAACCCCACTGCCGTGTTCGTGCAGCGCTAGCGGCTGCTTCCTTACCATAGAGTTGCCAGTAAGCCACACCGGCTACAGCTGCCAAACCAACACCGGTCACCGCCGCACCCGTCACACTTAATGAGGTTCCTAATACACCGGCGCCAGCTTCGGCCGTCGTAAAGGCACCTTTAAGCAAGCCAAATGTTGACTTAGCCGTTGATGCTGAGCCATTTACAGTATCAACACTACCCTTGAACGCCTTGAAACCGCCACTAGTGGCATCAGTCGCACCTTTTAACATCGCGAGTGATTCTTTAGCTGCTTGATTCTTCGCGTGCCATTGTGCGGTAGCGCTAATAACTTTAACAATACCGCCACCAAATGTTCCAAATCCACCGACGATATTACCCAGCATACTCAATACTGGGCCACCAGCAGCAGCTAATAGGGCAAACTTAATAATTGTATTCTGAGTGGCATCATCCATCTTCGAGAAGCCTTGAACCATATCCGTGGCTTTCTTAACTAATGGTGTTAGTTTTGGAATTAACTTCTCACCGATTTCAATTCCTAGCACTTGTAATGACGCAATCAGTTTCTTGACATTATTTGCCGAAGTATTGCTCATTTGCTCGGCAACTTTCTTAGTCGCACCACCAGCGTTTTCAGTATCTTTAGTCAAGTCACGCAGACTCTTAGAACCGGCCTTAACTAATGCGTTAGCAGCAGCTTGATTCTCACGTCCGAATGCTTGGGCTAATGCCTTACCACGTTCAGCGTTTGACCAGCCCTTAGTGCCATGTGTGATATCATCAATTAGTTGCGGTAAATCGTGTGAGTCATGAGCCAGTTGCTTCGAACTAATGCCCATACTCTTGAATCCTTCGGTGTTTTGCTTGGTTGGCTTAATCAAACTAGTCAGCATACCACGTAAATTAGTCCCAGCTTTTTGGCCTTCGATTCCTTGGTTACTAAGCTCACCAACAGCCGCCGCAGTTTGTTCAACGCTGAGACCCAAACTAGATGCAACTGGCCCGACGTAGCTCATCGCATCAGACATATCACCGAAGCCAGCCGCAGTTGCATTGGCCGCGTATGTCAGCGAATCGGTAACCCGCTGAGTGTTCTTCATCGTCCCAGCCGTTGAGTTAGTCTTTAACCCGAACTGTTCAACGATTGACGCTGTGGCATTCATGACCGTACCCATATCTTCACCGGAAGCCATGGTTGCATCTAAGATAGACGGCATTGAGCCTAGAACTTGGTTAGTCGTGTAACCACGCCGAATAAGTTCCGCCATGCCGTTGTTGATTTCAGTGGTCGAGACACCGTACTTCATCGACATCTTTTTAGATGCATCACCCAACTGATCCAACTGTGACCGGTACTTAGCGGTAACCGCGCCCCCATTAGTCAGCAGAGGCCCCATGGACTTGATTTGCGAATCAAAAGTGATAGCGGATTTAGTTGCAATGGCTAAACCAGCCGCAATTGGGGCACTAACTTTGCTGGTCATCGTTGAGCCGATGTTCTTCATCGATGTACCAGTCGCTACAGCGGCCTTGCTAACTTTATTTAAGCCACCGGTAAAACCAGTTTGCTCAACGCGTGCTTTAGCCATTGCCGCTGCATTATTCTTATACTGAGTTTGTAATGAGGCTAATTTAGCATTGGCATTCTGCAATTGAGTTGCTAGCTTAGCTGTTTGCGCGGTTGGTTTACCATCAACCAGCGAGTCCTTGTACGCTTTACCCAGTTTTTCAACAACCCGCTGCTGACTCATCATTACTTGTGACAAGCCTTTAGACTTAGCTGATAGGACATCAAACTGGCGGCCCGATTGACCAAGTACAGCCATTGATGATTTCATCTCAGCCATTGCATACTTAACTTCACGTTTAGCACCGGTTAACCCTTTACCAAACGCAGCGTGATCCAGCCCTAACTCGATGACCATGTGGCCTAATACTTCATCTGCCATTTATTATTCCTCCCTTCATTAAGATTTTCTAGCAAAGTCAAAAAGACTCATGACAGGCTGATTACCAGGGTTTACCCCCACAGTTCCCGGTTTGACTCGGGTCCCACTTTCAGTCTGCTGAGTCTGTTCGGTCGTTGCTTCGATTATTTGCGACAACAATTTAAAATCAACATCATTTAATACGCTCGATAGTGTATAGCCAGTTCGGTTCTCAACAATTACGCCGACTGCTGATAACACACTTTTGCGAGCTTCTTTGATTGTTATTCCGGTGTTGTCGCCATCTGTAGCTTTTTTGGGTTTACATTTGCAACCTTACAAATAAGTTCAAAAATATGGTCTTCAAAACCAATCGCATTGAAACCATTCCAAATTGCTTCTGTTGTCACTAACGGGTTAGTAAATACTTTGGCTAGAAATGCTACTCGTTCTTCAAAAACATCACGCAATTTACGATCTGAGTTATCGGTTTCGATTAAGTCCAATGCGTCCAAGATACGGCCTGCCGGAATGAACGATTCCGTGAAGGTCTGCTTTTTACCATCAATAAGTAATTCCATCTTTAGTGGTGTACTCATAGTTTTTTCCCTCCATACACAAAAAGCCGCCCCAATTGGTATTGTTGATTTATCGGCGACTAGTGGTTAGTTATTCAATATGTTTTTCAGAATTATCCATTACTTGGGGTTGTATCGCTACCTGCTGGATCAAACAATTGCTTTTCAAACTTCGTAACAGTCGTTGCATCCTTAGTGGCATCGCCCACAAACTTCTGCATCACTTCGCCGTTAGTAGCAGTGGCAATCGAACTAATTGGCGTAAAAGTCCAGGCATCAGCTTCTGGCGTAAACGATTTAGATGAATCCAGCGTGCTCAAGCTAATCTTATCCCGCGTAAATGTTCCCTTGAAGAAACCAACTAACGCAATTTCACCAGTGTCTTCTTTGGATTCCATTTCAATTGAGCAATATGGCGGTAAAGTGTCTTCACCACCATAGCTGATCTTGTCATCATCGACGCGGAAACCAGCCAATAGGTCAGCGCTAGCTTCCGGTAAATCTAAAATGCCAAGTGCTACCTTGGCGTCACCCAAGCCTTGCCGTGACAAGTAGTAATCGATATTAGACCCTGGTACTTTCACTGGGTCTTTAGCTAATCCACTGATTTCAGCAGTGGTCGTAGCCCCTTTGTGTGCCTGACCTTCAACAATAATCAGGTCACCTTTTTTCGTGCCGTCTTCGGCAAATGGTTGAATCTTTAATCGTTTATATCCTACAAACATAATTACATCTCTCCTTAATAATTTGTGTCATACAATTTAGTGTTACCACGGTATCTGCGAACATCAACAAAGCGGTTAGTTTCAGTCATGAATTCATCTAATTCGTTCTGAGCACCAGCTAATCTTGAAAAGCCCAAAGCAAGCATTTCGTTTTGAATTTCACGTGCCACAGCATTACGCGCCGGTCGACTGATAGATTCAACATTGACTTGAAACGTGAATTGCACATTCAAATAATCATCACTGCCAACAGCCGCTGGTACCGGTGGTCCGACAGGTGTAATCACAACAAATAGATTGTCGTGGTCAGCCGTTTCTGGGCTTTCAAAATAACTAATTCGATGACTGCCATCACCAGCCAATGTCAGTTTTGCAATTGTTGCATTTGCCAGCAACGCGGTATAAATAGTTGCAAGCATATCCTTGGTTTCGGTCATAGTAGTTTCCTCAATTCAGCTTCTTCAAGTGCCTTGGCAGGGCCACGGCTACTATCAAATGCACCTTGAACTTTACCCATGCCTCGTGGATGATAGGTTTTGCCGAACCGTGTATAACCGAGCTCATTCAGATGGACTAATCGCCAGCGAGATCCCGCATGCCAACCAATCTTAATCGTCCGTACACCGCCCCGACTATGAGGGTTACCGACTGATACTTGAAGAACTGTTTGACCTGTGTCACGATAGCTGGCGACCGCATTCTTGAGTTCAACCGCTACTCGCCTGCCGGCTACTCTTAACGCATCATTTTCAATACGATTTAGTTTTGCTGGGCTAAACTTTTCGGCCAACTTATTAATTACTTCATCAACGCCTTTAAACTTAACCGTCACTTCCGTCATTTAGTCACCCCCAGCACAATTTTTACGAACTGGTTATTTTCTAAATCTGGTGCTACCTGGAGAATGTCCCAAACAATCGGTTGACCAGTGGCATCCAGATACCGGCGGTCGTCAATAACCACGGTGTCCTTAGTTGTCGGGTCAAATTCGCCAAAAGTATCGCGAATCTTGATAGTCACGCCATACTTTGCTTCATTAACGTTAAGCACTTCACGGTCTTTGGTGGATGGATCATAAGCTAAACCCAAACACTCAAAAGCTTGTTCAGTTTGACCACGACCCGGCTCTGGCCCCAAATTTTTGACGGTACGAAAAAAACGAACCGGCGTATTAAGCTGATTCGTTCTTACTGATGGTGCTTTGTACTCAAACTCTGGTCGATTCACCTTCATCATCTCCCGGTTCATAGCTGACCAAGGACGCAGACAATAAGTCGTCCAAAAAATTGGCATCGAAAAACTCGACTTGGTCATTGTAAGCGTATCGTGCTCGTTCTAAAACTAGCTCGTCATACACATCATCACTGGCGTTACTGGCAATACCAGTAATATCGGTGATACGCCTCTGACTTGCATTCAGAATTCGCGATAAATTCGCGTCCTCGGCTTTGTGATAAATCTTCATACGCAGTTTGAATTGATCTAACAATGGATTCATCTTTTCATCTGCCATTTAATCACCCCACTAATGCTAGTAAATCTGCCTTCAACGTAGCTCCAGTGTGGTCGATTCCGTTAGCATCTAACCAAGCAGTGATTTCAGCTACGGTACTGTTCGCAGTAGGCTTAGTTACCCCGGTGTCCGGGGTCGCTATTTTCCCGTGTCACCGCCGGTCGTTGGTTCAGTGGTCGTAGTACCAGGAGTAGCAAGTTTCAAGTCGTAAACCACCGCCGCCTTGTCATCCTTAGCCTTACCATAAAAGAACTGCTTAGCCGTGTATAAGTCCATGTCTTCAAGTGCCAACGTTTGGTCGTATGGTTGAATCTTCAATGGGCCGGCTTGGAATGCATCATAGCGACCTTGAACGAATGCAATCACCTTGTTTTCAGGTGCAAATTCAGATTCGATAATCGTCAATCCAAATGGTAAGGCAGTGACAAATTGGCCAGCTAAGTTTTGAACCATAAATTGTGCTTCCACATCTAATGATTCGCCGGGGCCCATGACCATGACAGTCTTGCCCTTGGCAACAACCGGCTTGCCATTTTCTTTAGTGGATAATTCTTTGATCATACCAGCTAGTTCTTTAGCAGCAGTCTTGGTATCAGCGAACGTCAACGTTCCTGCGGATTCCTTTTCAGGGTATACGCCGCCAGTCACAGCTACGCCTTCCTTGACAGAACGGTTTAAGCCAATTGGTTTTTGATTCCCATCACCAGTCAAGAATGCAGTTTCAGCGCCGACCGCAAAGGCTTCAGTAATTTGGGTGATTACGTATTGCTTAATCCATGATGGGCCGAAGTCGCTTAAGTCCTTTGGTAATACCAAGAACGCGGTTGCCTTGGATTGGTCAGCTTTAGTCTCCTTGAACTTAGCATCTAATTGACTAGTGATTTCGCCGAAAATATTACCCCAGCCAATTACTCCGGAAGCATCTGATTGGATAATCTTCAAGCTAATACCTTGGTTTTGCAAACCGATCGCTTGAAGTAACGGGTGGGCTTGAACCATGTCATCGAACACTTCAGTAACAACCGTTTCAGGCAATAACTTAGGTTCTTTAAATCCAGTATCTGTCTTAATCTCATTGAAAAACTTCACTTCTTCGTTCGACATCTTGGGGTCGTGTCGGCGAGCGTCCAAGTAATCTTCGGTTTGAGCGTGAACTTGGTTCTTAATTTCTGAAAGTGTATCTTCACCCAAAGCATCCATCATATCAGTAAAACCCTGTTGTTGCTCTTCGGGCTTGGCAGCGTTCTTCACCAATTGTGCGTACTTTTCACGTGCGTCAGTAAAGTTTTTGAAAACATTTGTATCAAATTTAATCATTACTTTTCCTTCTTTCTAAATTAAAAAGCAAACGGATTAAATGTTTTTTCCGTTTGCACTTTAGGTTTAACATTCAGTTTTTGAGTGACTGCAGTCGTAATACGATCAATATCTGAATCAGATAATTTGAAAGGATTAATACTGCGTGCAGTTGTCATCCCTGAATTATTTTGCTTCATTAACTCAGTTATTTTATCAATGGCAGGCTTTGGTAACATACCTGAGCCACCATCTGCGACCAGCTCAATTTGATCATCAAACATAATTTCATCGACAAAGCCTAATTCTTTAGCTTGGTCTGCATTCAAATACGTTTCTGAATCCATCTTGGCCTGTAGATCTTCCATCGATAAGCCAGTTTTAAGATGATAAGCATTCGCAATCGCTTCGCTGGACTGCTTTAAAATTTCAGACAACTTAGCCTGATCACGGTAATCACCACGCAATCCACCAGCTACATTGTGAATCATAATTTGGCCGACTGGACTAATCCGTGTGGGATTACCAGCCATGGCGATCAATGACGCTGAACTTGCGGCCATCCCAACAATGTTAACCATAACTTTTCCTTGATAAGCCATCAACGCAGTATAAATTTCAGTTCCAGCGTCCATTAAACCACCACCAGAATTAATATCAACTTCAACAGTTGAGCCATCATCTGGTAATGCATCAATGACATCCTTAGGAGCAGTACTGTCCATTTCCAACATGTCATAAATCCACTTGTCATCGTTACTAATAATCGGACCCTTAACGTTAATCTTCTTCATTATTCTCACCACCTTTCATTGTATAATTCTTGGTCATCACTATCTGGTCACCGTCTTCACGTGGTGGCAACCCAACTGCTGACCGAACCTCATTTTGAGTAACCATACCTGACGAACCAAGCTTGTCGATTTGTTCTGCTAGTTCAATTAGTGTTGGTCGATTAATGCCAATAACTTCAACTTGTTTGCCATTCTTTAAGTAATCTCGCTGGCTGAATGACTTAGCGTTAAGCTCTGACTGAATCTTATTTAATAACGAACTCAAGCACTGCTTATTGAACAGTTTCTGATTTTCACCACTTTCAGCAGTTTCACCATGAATTAACGCTGGTGGCACTCCTACCAGCCGGGCAACATGGTCAATGAATGCCAGTAACACGCCGTTACTTTCATCAAACGTCTGATTTTTGCCTACCCCGTTCGCTACTTCGTTATATTCAAAGCCATTTGTGATTGGTACTAGTGCAACAGAATTCTTGCTGAACGATTGGAAAATCTTGTCGATAAACTTCTGCAGCTTGTTGGCTTTACCGTCATTAACACCAGCCGTTAGGTCAGCCTTAACAGTCGCTCGAATTTGATTGTTACGAAGTTCTAGCTCATACATTCGGCCAAACAACTCACCATAGTCTCCCCATAAACCAGTCAGATAGTGCTCTAACTGCTCATTTGAGTATCTCAGGTAAATAACATCAGACATCGGGAAGGAACGCTTAAACGTGTATTCTTTGACCGTGACATTGTCGAAAATATCTTCATATACTGCATACTCGTGACGACTAAAATCATCAGCAATTAATAAATCACCATCGTCGTCTTGAATCACCAGCACCTCGTTGTAATAAATCAATTGGTAAACAAAATGCTGCCAAAAATCACTGGCCGATTCGTCAGTATTTGGTCGGACATTGAGCTTGTAATACATCGCATCCTTAACAGGTAACCCCTTGTTCATCACACGAAACTCCGACTGGCTAACTGCCCGGCCTACGTAATTGATTACTGTGTCAATCGCCATGCGTTTTAAGTAGGCTCGGTTCTTAATATCCTGGAACAAATCAAGATCATAAATAAAGCTGGAGTCTTTTCGCCGCGTAAATAGGTCAAAGAAGCTATTAATTACACTCATATATTCACCTCCTTTCCGTTAGAAATCAATGTCTGCCAACATATCTAGCGATTCATTTACCGAGTAGTCGGGTAACTGGTCAACCAGATATTGGCCATATTCAAACGCTTTGAAGCCATCAGTTTTTCGCCGAATTTCTTCTTTCTTGCCGTATCGTTTGTTACCGTGGCTATCGGTCGAAACCAGCACGTTCTGTGTGTTCCATCGCAATAACGGGTTGTCACCCCAGATATATTGATGATTGGCAAACCCTGTCTCAATCCTCGGGGCTAGTAATCCATCAATCGCAGTTGGATTCCGAATCACGACCACCTCAAAGCCTGCATCTTCAAAGAACTTACGAAGTAAATCCGCCCGGAAATTATCCATGACAACTTTCTTAATGATGAAACGTCTCCGCTGCTCTAAGAACCAATCCACGACTGCTTGTGGGTCAATGGTTGGTGTGTCAACCACGGACAACAACCCCCGTTCTTCCCATTCAGCAATAGGAGGAGCAGACTGGGGGTGGTCTTGTGGTTTAGCTGAATACGCATAGAACTTATCGACAAATTGACGGCGGGCAAATTGATGGCTGATAAAGTACTGCTTGCCTTCTCGTTTGATGGTCAACCCGTCTGCGGTAAAGTCGCGAATAGATGCGAAGTCAACGGAGCCGATCGCTTCCATACCATCTAAATCATCAGGAATCGGCTTATTGGTTGCTTTGATTTGTTCATACGGCGCAATTGAACGTTCCAAGTCTTCAATTGGAAAGTCCATCCGTTTAGTCATAAACTCTTCACGCTTAGAAGTTTCAAATTGCATTTTGACATACATTTTTCGCATCTTATTGTGAAGCGTCTGTCCATATTCCGTGAGTGGCTTGGATAGCATTGGATTCGCCAGTTCCCAATATTTCTCATCATCTACTTGATCAGCAGAATCCAATTTACACCAAAATGGAAACATAGTGTCAGGTGGCAGTTTACCGCTCATGACACTCAACGCCACCTTCTTTTTTTCGTCCAAATAGCCACCACGAACGTAGCCATCAGAACCGATTTCAAACTGGCGCGACTCAGGACGCTTACCAAGACCAGATTCATAAACCGACACACCCGAATCATCTGGGTACTGATGAATTTCATCAAACACATCGAACCCGTCTCGCAAACCATCTTTTGTTTTGCCATTAGAAGTCTGATAAACCAGGGTGGAATTAGTTGCTTTCGAAGTGATATACGACTTGGCAGCACTAAAAGCATTTTGCAAAATTGGATTATTGCCAACCACGTTATAAATCTCTTCAATAGATGTCTTCGCCTGTTCTTCCGAATTAGCCACAATGGAGCCGTTGTAACCAGGAATGCCATTCAAATCGCTTATCAAAAAAGCTCCAGTTGCTGAAATCCAGCCGTTTTTACCAGCCCCCCGCCCCATAATTATCAGGAACTCATCATAATAGACCGTGCCAGTCGTTGAATCATAGAGAAAAAGAAAAGCGTCCAGAAATCTCTGAAACGCAGCGGTTGGGAAGAACCATTTTTCGGTAAATTTAATTAGATTATCGATTTTTTTATCATCGAAGTACAAGTTATCATTAGATAAAACATACTTCTTTAGATAATTTATCAGCATAACCCGTTCTTTATTGAGTAATATCTTTCCGGACTCGTACAAATCGATATACTCATCAACATACTTTTGGTGAATCATACCAAATCACTTGAATCGTATTGAGAAGGGGGCGTTTTTACGACTTTTTGTGTGATTTTTGGCATTTTAAAGTCCTTTTCAAGCGTAATTAATGCAGAATTAATTCTATTTTTTTCTGCAATTCCAGGATTTGGCTTCCAATAAGTTTGACTGCCATTCTGAATTTTTAACATGACGCCATGCTTTTGTATGCTTTCGTCAAGCTGATAAAAAACGTTTAAAAGGCTGATATATCGGTCAACCTTTTCTTTCTCAACAGCTGATTTTTTATCGATTCGCTGCATCAATTCCCTTCTTATCTTACGGTGGTCCAAACCCCCACCCCCTTTCAAATTGATTAAAAAAAGCAATATTTTTCCGGAGTCGAGTCCTACCCACCGGTTCCCAGTTTTCTATTTTTCGCCAATTTTTTTGACCCCGGGGGCCTCTGTAAATTTAGAAATAAATGCTTTCCAGTCAAAAAAGATTGCTTTATTAATGTAGTAATATCCAGTAAATTCTTTTTCATTATTCATCCGTTTACAATAGTTCTTTGCTCGTCGTTCACTAAAATAAACACGATGTGCAAATAATACATTCGCTTGTTGGTCACGCATGACCACGTAGACCACGACTTGCTTAGTATTATCGGTTCTTGATCGCATTATTCATCACTCCTTGTCTATTGATAGAACACTTTACCAGTCTGTTGATTGATAAAGACCACATGTTGAATTGGCTTGTAGTCGCACTCCGATAACAAGATGATAGTTGCAGTCATCATGCTAACCCCTGACTCATCAATGTCTGTAGCCGTTACAAACTGGTAACTACATGACATTACCTGAGCCTGCTCACCATCAACATAGATCTCAGGTACCTTTTGCCCGTTGTTTATTGACCAAGTTATATCATGTTCCACCCTTAATCCCACCTCTCGTCTTTGCTCCACCGATTCTCTTTACGCTCATGTTTGCTTCGATAGTTCATGCGATGATGTCGTTTGTTGTGACAGTCCTTGCACAATGTCCGCAAGTTAGTTGGCTCGGTCCGCAGTTCCGGATAGTCAGCCAACTCTTTGATGTGGTCAACTTCCAGTACAACCGGACGACCATGGCTATCAACGTCGCCATATCGTGTGACCTTACCATCATGCTTACACCACTGGCATTCATAATGGTCACGCTTTAGAATAGCAGCACGCAGATGTTCCCACTCAACCGAACCATAGAATGCTCGGCACTGATCATTTGTCCAGTGCATCGTAGAACACCGCCTGATCACCCATTTCCCTTAACTTGCTGATTACTTCGGAAGTATCAATGTCCACATCAACCTTTAGCTTTGATGCGTGCTTGGGCTCAATACCAGCCATAACGTTACCCAGCCCATCATAAATATCGTGCAGTGAATAGCCTTGCTTGATTAATCCGTAGCATGTCTCATTGATTGCTTGTGTTGTATTGAACTCTGATTGTTCCATTCGTATTACCTCCAATAATTTTATACATAAGAAAACGCCATACCTTTTGGCATGACGCTTATTATCTATTAATCAATATCATGATCTTCTAGTTCATTGTTCATATACTTATCGCATTCTTTTAGCTCACTTTTTAAACTTTTAAGACATTCTAATAAGGAGTGCTGTGTGAAATAACGATTCATATCAGAATTTTTCTGAATACTGATAATGGATTGGCTTGAAAGCTTATCAAAAAGACTGTTAATTATATCATAAGCCTCTTCATCATACCTAATTCTATATCTTCTTATTCTCTGTAAGCAATTGATAAGGTTAACGATTACATGTTGTAACGTACTTAGATTTAATTTGTGGGTTGATATTGCTTTATCAAATGTAGTATTAAAGTTAATTAACATATTGTTTAATTCAAGAGTATGCGTATCACCATCAACTTGCGACAAGAGAAACGAACTGTTTTCAAAGTTCAAATCAGTCGCTGTAATAATTTCTTGTTTCAATAACTTTTCACTTTTATGAACTTCCGCTAACGTAGCCCTCATGTCCCTTAACACTTCATTATTTTCTTCAATTTTAAAATCCTGCTTAAAATCGTGTTTAAAATCATCTTCCATTTTTTGTATTTGCTTATCAGAAAATCGTCGTTGCATGAATGAAAATATAGTAAAAGCAAGCCCAAGAACTGCAAGGATAGTTCCAATAATTGCAATATATATTTGGTTCTGGTTATTCAACTCATCCAATAAATTCTGAATAACTTCTGATTTACTCATGAATAATTCCTCCAAAATATTAATTACTTAATATCATAACAGAAAAGCCGCCGCAAAATCGCAACGACTTTCTCTTTGGAACTATTCGATAATACAAATATACACCCATTTACTCGGCATGTAAGTGACATTCAGGGGACATTTTAGTGACATCTAGGGGACATTCAGGGGACATGGTTCATAGGGTGTCACAATTTCTAGGTATCTTAGCATGCTTAACCCCATCACCGTACAATCGTTTGACCTGACGGAACGAATAGCTCATCTGTAACGCAATCGTGTCCAGTTGAATATCTTCAATAAAATACTGTTCTAATATAGAAGCTTCTAACGAATTAGTTAACTCATCAAGACAATCCGTAATTTCAGCTTTGATCGGCCGACTCTTCTTGATCAGCCGATTAATCCGTCCCTCAATCTCTTCTCGCTGAATTAAATCGTCAGCTAGCTCTCGCCGCTTACCACCACCTGGTTGTCCAGTCATACTAGGTGAATGTGTCGACTCAATACGATCATCAATGACAAACAGCTTAGTTTCCAGCCGTTTAATTTGTCTAAAGTAAGGCCGGTAACGCCTTAAGAACTTCTTGTTAGTTTCAAAATCACCCACCACTTTCCACCTCAACTCTGAATAATTAAATTGCCGTGACGGTACTCCGTCACCCGCCGATTTAGCCAACTGTATTTCTTATGCAGTTGCTTTAAGGTTTGGTTCTTCTCCTCTGTTGTATGTGAGCTCTTAGCTGCGTATGCTTCAATTAAATTGTATTGTCGCAATGAAACTGCTAAATAGCCGCTCTTCATTGTTGCCTTGGTTATCTTCCAAATAGGTGCCATTTCTTTTTCGTTTGCGCCAAGAATGCCATTTTCATGGCGGTCTTCAACTTCACATACCAGGTTGTTAAGCTTTTCATGATCAATATGTTCCATAGTCTGTGCCTCGCTTTCTGTTGTATAATGTTGCTATTATCTTATCCTTTGCCAGGAGGCTAGCATGTCACAATTTAAGAATCATAATTTAGCCAAAAGAAAAATAAAAAAGATAGAAGATCACCCTGAAAACTTCTTAATCATTCATTATTCATGCCAAAGCTTTTTTAATCTTAACGGTAAAACACCGCATATTACCGCCATTGGTGTAAAAGATATATCAAATGGTCAAACAAAACTATTTTGTATACATCAAATGGCAGAAATCAAAAATATTCCTACTAATCAAATTAAGTCTCACTACGACGATTTGGAAAAAATATTACTTCGTCGTTTCTATCAATATGTCAAACTTAATCGAGATAAAACGTGGATTCATTGGAATATGAGAAACAGTAACTTTGGCTTCGACGCCATTAATCAACGCTATCGTGTACTGCATGGAAAGCCTGAAGAAATACTTGATTCCAACAAAGTTGACCTCTCTGAACTACTAATTCATTTATACGGTAAAGGCTATATTGGTAATCCAAGAATAAAGAAGCTTATGGAAAAGAACCACATAAAACCACATAATTTCTTAGATGGCGAAGAAGAAGCTAAGGCCTTTAAGAACCAAGACTATGTGAAACTAAGTTTCTCTACTCTTGAAAAGTTAAATATCTTTCATGACTTTCTAAACCAGGCAATTAACAATACTCTAAAAGTTAACTCGAGCCATAAAGAAATATATGGCAATACCTTAAGCGGTTATTATGCTTTTCTACAAGATAGAAGTTGGGGTAAAGTTATCTTTTGGATTTTAAATTCTATTGCTGCTGGAGTCATAGGTGCTTTGATCGGTCATGTCATTTAAAATAAATTGAGTTTTCCTTGAATAGAAGGAGACTCTTTTTTTAATCTCATCTTCAGTTAATGATTCTGTATTCTCAAACAAGGTTAAAACCTTAGTGTAAAAAGCCAGTTCATTCAACATTTCACTTCTAAACTTCAAATTTAGATTTTCCATTTTCACTCCTCAACTTTCAACGTTCCCATTCGATATTCATGCACCCGACGAATCAGCCATGAATAATTATGTCCTAATTGATCAACGGCTGTTTGCGATAGAACTTCATTTTTCTTCCTCCTAAGTCATGGACATAAAACAGTCACTAGGTATGTCATCAATTGATGACATTTTACGTTGCTTATAACAGTGAGTTTCCAAGACGTCTTTGTCAGTAAGTTCAGTCCCACGTGACCATAACGGTCGATTATTACCGTCATACCAGAATAAATCATTCCAAAGCTCTCTGCTTTTATCAAGTGGCACTAGCAAGACAATCTCAACATCACCGCTATCATTAAACCAGTGGTTCGCTACTTTCAAAGTTTTCATTCATTACCCTCCTTGTAAAGTACGGTCAGTGAATGCGTTAAACGAAGAGTATCACTAACAGTTTCATTGGTTGTAATCTGAACAACTTGTTTGTCTTCGATAAAATAATTCACACGACTATCAAATTCCTCGTCGTCTTCCTCCCAGGGTTGTCTAAAAGTTTTAATCTTCATTTTTAATCCTCCCTGAACGCTTCAAACGCCCACTTGCGAATGTTGTACGGCTCATATTACTTGACCAGTTGCTTATTATCCTGTGCTTTAGCTTTGTTTGCTTCGGCGTGTTGCTTCATACGCCGATGCTTCCGTTTAATTGTTGAACGCTTCTTAGTGTGCTTAGGCATCTTCGTCCTCCACATATTCCGCAATGTACTTATCCGCTGGAGCCACAAACATGTGATTACCTTTTGTATAAAGATAATAACTATCTCCTTTTCTCTCAATACAACTAATAATTGGGGACTCATTAGGTCCGTCTCGGTATTCGAACGGTTTTCCAACCTGAAACGAATAATATCTGGAATCTCCTTCTAAAATAGTTATGCATTCTAAATTTGCATCTATCAATCCGATTATTCTATTCATTTTTCTACCTCACTTAAATCCGTAGCCAACCAGCCCTTCATTAATAATTTTCAATGCATCTTCCGGACTACGTGCAATCCCGTGAATTGTGTGTTGTTTCATCAAAAATTTATGAAATTTAATCTGATCAGCCCGCGGTCGTCCGGTTTCGTTTTTACATTCAATGAAGAATATCGAACCATCCGAATGTCGGAACCCAAATAAATCTGGGAATCCTTGGGGCAGTCCAGTATCGAACCACCGACCGTTCTTCATCTCAACTTTACCGACGTTTGCGCGAAAAATCGTACATCCGGCTGCTGACACGGCCACCCGAATTTGATTCTGAATTTCTTGTTCTCGCATGTAGTCGCTACACTTCCAATCTACTGATACGCTGTACCCCTTGCTACCATTGACTTTGTTCAAGGTGTAGCATCGTAGCTAGTAATTTTTAACTTTCTCAACCTCATACTCACCGTATCCCCTAATCCCTATACCCTATATAAAATAATATATATATATAATATAAGAAGGAGTAACTACATGTTACTGTATACGTTGGGCTCCAAGGGTTTAGCCGTAGTCAGTAAAGTGACTACACCTGAACTACACGTACTACACTCTTGTGTACCCGCGGCGTGGAACCCCGTTAACTCGGTGTTGTGCCGGTTTCCAACCTTTGTGATTGTCCATCACGTACTTGATTTTCTTCGCCAACTTCCGATTCTTCGTAATGTCGGCCCCATCCATCTTAAACGCGATGTCTTTACTCATTACAAAGTCGTCTTTAATCGTCGCCAATGCCTCTTCGATAGCGTCCTCTTCGGCGTCGATGTACATAAATTGCTCGCGGTTATCCGCCATCATCTGCTCCTGCTCCTGTGTTAACCCAAACCGGAAACCGTCACGATAATAGCTGGCGAACTCACCCCATAATTGATCAATCGTTTTTTGTGGTAACTCATTGATTGGTGATTTTTTCTGTAACATCGAATTGACCATCACTGGCATAAAGCGCCGTTCACCGGTTTTATCCTTCAGATAAGTCACTTCATTGGTCGTTCGAGCCATGACAAAGTTTTTGTATCGCCGGACGGTATAGCGACCATAGGCCGGTCGGTACTCCAGAATTTCAGCACTGATAAATTTCTTTAAGATTTCAAAGCTACTATGGCTGGTGGCGGTCATTTCATCGTCGTTCACGATCCAAGCCCGCATCATATTGCCATAGTTGTCTTTGTTTTCAAAGTCAGTGAATTGGTCGGTATACCAGCCATTTGACATACGCTTAAGCAAGGTGGTCTTACCAGTTCCTTGACCACCCACTAAATCCAAAACAAAATCAAATTTAGTTTCTGGCTTGAATACTTTAGCTACTGCGCCGACAAAGAATAGCTTGGTCTGTAATGTTGTAACTGGTGATTTTTCAACGCCGAGATAGACCGGCAAGAAGTCAGCCACCCTAGTAACACCGTCCCATTTTTTGTAACATTCGTTCAGATAATTAATAACTGGATTGAATACGTTACGTCGTGACACTTCGGTAACTGCCGCATCAATTAACTTTGGCGTAAACATGACTTTATACTTACGTTCGATGTACCGTTGTACTGCTGGTGTGAACTCATCTTGCAGTGGTCCATGTTCCAACATTAGCTCGGCTGAATCTTCCATGAACTCAGTTTCGTAACTAAATTCGTTATAAGCAAACTTGCCTTTAAGCAGTGGATCGTGCTCTAATATCAGACAAACATTTTCAAGTGAATTTGCTTTAATACCGCCCTTAGCCGTTTCCATAAAATTAATTCGATTTTTAAACGGTACAACTTTCTGCTGTTCCTCTAACTTGCGGAGCTTGTCCGCTTCTTCCTCTGCGCTCACTGGTTAGCCTCCCTTCGTCTAATTTCTTTCTTAATCATGGACTCAATCGTTGTCTTGGCTTCTCGCTGCGTCAGTGAATCGCCCGTGTTTGCATTTGCCAGTAAGCCTAGCTGGATAACTGCTCGCGGATCAACACCCCGGTATAACAATCCGCCGGCAAAACTCGCCAATGCATTATTACGGCCGCCGGTGTCACCCAAACCATCGACAATGGTTTCAAACAAAGTGGCTGTTCCTGACTTTTCAGTGTAATTAATGTTCAGGTCTGTGAACATGTCGACAGTATCGTCACGGTTCGCATTAATTGCTTGGACCAGCTCGCGTGGGGCCGTCACGATTGGATTGTGATTCTCCCATTGATACGCCTTACCATTCCGCTCACTGGGTGCGACCATCACATAATTGTTAACGTGAGCCTTAATATCAATTCCCGGTAGCCATCCGATATTCTGCTGAACAGTGCTATCTTCACGCTTTAGATAAAATAGTTGCCGGCCGCCACCCGCTGTCTTCTGCGATAACGTTTCACAGAAATACTCTGGGTGCTCATAGTCTCTGAACGATTTAAAACCGTCCGCACCACCGGGGTGTTCGTCAATATCAACTACAAAAAAATTAGTTGTCCGTAGTGCTAATTGAGCGTACGGGTGTGACCGCCAATAGCTTTGAATCTGATCAATGGTCAAGGCGGGCTGGTCAGCGAACTTAATCATCGGTTTCTTGCCAATCATTGGCAGGACGCTGAACCCCGCTTTGGCGTATCTAACTGCATAATTAACTAAATTACGCATGACCGGCCTCCTTTAAATTATTTATTTAGTACTGCATGTTTACGTAACGGCACTGCCGTCAAAGTTGTGGCTAGTAACTTATTTGCTAGTTTTTCTCGGTCAATCCTAGCTTGTTTAATATTGGAATAGACAGCAATCGCGCCATTAACGTCCGACAATACATAAACCATTAATCTCCCTCCTTCTGTAAATTAACGGGCATCACACCCGCACGGTGGTCTAATGGCACTGCATTATTAATTTAGAACGGTGCTTCATCTGTTGGTTCTGCTGGTGCGTCTGCGTCAGTTGGCATTGGCGCACCACCTAAGTCGCCAGGTAAGTCTGCATCCGTGATGTCTGCAGTTTCAGGCTGTTCAGTTGCGTCTAGGTCATATTCAACGTAGGGATTGTCAGGGTCCTTCTTGTTCGGCCGATGCTTGACATGTAAAATCACCGACTTACCTTTTTCTGGTGCAAGTACACTAGCCAGCATTTCGTGTGTGTCAGTTTCATTCTCACTGGCAAAGTATTCTGGTTTCATCTCCACGCCCAATAACGAACCTAGCTTGATAACGAACTTAATGCTCCGGCTAAGAATAAAATCTGGAATCGCCTTACCAGCTTTGCTCTTAGTGGCAAAACTAATGCGGTCGTACTCTTTTTCGCCAGCGTGGTCACCGTCTAAAACCGTGAACACGACCTGTAAGCAATCCCAACCTGAATCGAATGATCGATGTTCGATGCTTTCCACAGCGGTTAGGTAGTCTCCATCTGGTAACCCTGTACTACCTGCGTTAACTGAATCATTCTTTGGATCAAAGTTATCTAAAGTGTTTGCTGCAATATCTAATAAACTCATATTTATTTACCTACTTTCGTTGTTTGTACTTCCGGCGCTAATGCATTCGGAATAGCTTTCATAATACTGAGAATCTTTGAATCATTAATTTCACTGGCTTTATACCGGCGACGAATTTCTGTCACGTTTCGTAAATAGTTCTTGCCAACGTGTTGAGTATGGATAACCAAGTCACAATTCCCGTTGACCACGTTGTAATACTTAGTTTTGAGTGACGGAACTGTCTTGGTATTACCATCATCATCTGTAAAGTCATTCTCACGACTAATGTAAACGACGTTGATTGGTAATGCCTTGAGATCCATTACCAGACTTTGAAGCACAGTATTGAACAATGCATATCCTCGGCCATACCCCATGTCTGCTAACGATTCGACCCCCGCTTTTAGGCAAATTGCCTGTTCAATCAGCTGGCAAACATCATCGATAACATCTAGCGTCACCGTCTCGTACGTGTTTTGGGTAGTTTCTAACTCCAAAATCACTTCTTGAAGCTGGTCAATGACACTACTCTTTAAACTGCCATCAGGGTTGCGCACGTTTCTTAGCTGAATGCTTGGACGTGTTCCCATGGCGCTATTTCCATCAGTATTCAAAACTAATACATTTGGGAAATGTTCAGCTAGGTAACTCTTACCGCTCATTGTTTGGCCCCAAATAAAGAAGTTACGAGGGGTTCCAGCGGGTTTATGGGGTTCATTCTTTGGCAAAATACTCACTTTCTAATCAATCCTTTCATCTTGGCTTGGAAGTAGGACCAACCGGGCTTATATCCGTGCAACTTGGCATATGCCTTAATCTCCGCGTAGCTGGTTAATTCTGCCGGAGATTTACCGGCTACTGCTTTAGCAGCATTGTTTTCTGCAATCTCTTTCGCTAATGCCAACCGCTTGTTAGCTTCAATCTTTTTGAGCTTGATAGATTCGTCGGTCTCAATAATTTTTTCTTCGCCCAGATCCGCGCCACAAAACGGACAGGTCTTACCTTTGCGATAGAACGTCGCGAAGCACTCCGGACAAACGGACACTGATTTAATCGGGCTACCGTTACTACTTTTCGAATGCTTATCACGTCCGCTTAGAATCCAGTTTCGGTCGATGGTCGGCAACCCAAATCTTTCCACGTTATTGACGTGGTCGATGATGATGGCCCGCTTGCCTGCCCTCGGGTTCATTGATCGCATGGCAAACTGCAAGTAAAGTGATAGTGACTGTGTTGGCCGTAGCATGATCACACAATCAACATTGGGTAGGTCTAACCCTTCTGTGAACAATTCCGCATTAGTGACCACTTGAATTTTGCCAGCACGATAACTTGCCACAATCTGCTCACGAGTAGTTCTATCTGTCTTACCTGATACTGCCCGAGCAGTTATCCCAGCTTGGTTGAATGCATCCGCCAGTCGTTCGGCACTCGCCACATTGTACGCATAAGCAATAGCTTGCTTACCTGGTGCTAGTTTCAAATAATGCCGGACTGCGTTGCCGTAGATTTTCGGCTTAACCGCCTGATCAATACTCTTTTCGTCGAACTCGCCATTGCGTTTGGTCTTAAGTTGGGTCACGTCAATTTCCGACGGCGCGTAATAGTCAACTGGTGCTAGGAATCCTTGGTTGATTAATTCACTAATAGGCTTACCCATAATTAGGTCATCCGCAATCACATTTAAACCTTTACCATCCATTCGCCACGGTGTCGCAGTGAACAACAATTTGAGCGCGTCGGGGAACGCTTGAATTATTCTCTGGTAGGACTTCGACAGTGCATGATGAGCTTCATCAATCATGATGATGGCTGGTTTGGTTAACTCATCGATGTGTCGGGTAATGGTCTGAACCATACCCATCTTGCAAAGTGACATGTTAACGTCATCTTGCTTAAACGTGGCCTCAGCCTGTTCTAGGATTTCCCTCCGGTGTACGATAAACAATACCCGGTTACCTTTAGCCGTTGCCCTGCGTGCAATATCGGCCATAATTACCGTCTTTCCAGTTCTAGGGCGGGGACTGTACTACGATGGATTTGTGTCCATGAATGGTTGAATCGTAGACCGCATCGACCGACTCCTGCTGGTAGTCACGTAGTTGAAACATCCCTAACCACCTCTTTCAACACTGTGTGTTGCATTATTTAATAACTGCCTTCCGGTTCGGTTCTAGCCGAGCTCCAGGGACGTCCTTACCAGCAGCCAACGCTTTGTAAATCGCCACTTTGTCTGGCTGGTATTCATGAACTTCTTTAACATAGTCAGCAGTAAGTTTATCCGGTTCACTCACCACCGTGGACGCACGATAATTTCGAACTGAAACAATGTGTTGGTCAGTGGTTAGTTTCTTAATTTCAGCCTGATCAAGTGTGTCCGCGACGTAATGGTTTAGCCGGCCGTTCAAGTTCTTTAACCGTTGCTTTTCCTCCCGTAGTGATTTCATTCGCTTGTCCAAGAAATCAATATCTGCCTGGTTTTCATCAATCCAGCTAGCAATGTTATCGATCTTCACATTCATTGAATCCGTCAATGCATCGAGCGTATCAACAACAGTGTCTGGGTCCAGGTCATCACGGTTGGTTAAGTCGCGATAGTTGGTCGCCATTTCATATAAGTTCATTCTTCATCGTCTCCAATCACACCTAATTCAATTAATTCTTCCTTAGTAGGTCGGTCATCATCTTCCGGAGGCTCTAGCCATTCATCATATCCTGGTATCACTTTATTCACGCACCTTTTCTTGAACACCAACCTTGTCTAATATTGCTTCTGGGCTTAGCACACCTATTAACCATGCTAGAAACTGAGTTGAGTCTTCATAGAAGTACCGATATCCAAGACACTCACAGTAAGCCATACCTGGACTAATTGTTTTCTGGTTGAATGTCCGCATTAAGATACCCCCAGATGATGTTCAGTAACCAATTCTCCTACGGTAATCTCAAAGTAGTTGGCAACATTTTCGAGTGTTCTAATTTGAATCATTTTCATCCGACCACTTTTTAGATTAGTAATTGTATTACGTGAAATACCGATATTGTTTGCCATGTCAGTAACATGAATATTATTAATGGCCATCTGTATTCGAATGTTTTCAGCAATAATCATTGCCGTATTTTTAGCCATGGTCTTCACCTCGTAAATGATCCAATGCCGTTTGCCGTGCCAAGCTCTTGTAATGTTGCCACTGTTTGAACCGGTAAGTAGCTAAACATACATATCCAACTGGTGTTTTCATTAGCTTTCGATACCAATGTTTTGCTTGTGATTTGTAATTATTCATGTGTAAACATTCCTTTCAGTTGTTGCCATAGGTTCGCCCATGGTGTACCATAAACCTGTAAAATTATTTGATTATTCTTTAACCTTGTCCCTGTAACTGGTTGCGCCCGGTTATAGGGATTTTGTTTTGCTTGCCATTCTTCAAACGGCCTATAGCTAACCTTCCTCATTTGCATCTTCCTCACCATCATTCACAAAGTATTTACCGTAATATTTTAGGAACCAGGCTTTCTTTGCTTCTAAAGATTTAACTTCGGCTGTTTTTGACTCGATTTGCTGATTGAGTGAACCCACTACAGTGTCTCGGTCAAAGTCTGCTTCGTACTTATTTGATGGTAGTAACTCGAAGTCATCACTTTTTGAATTGATATTCACAAATTCAATGGTTGCGCCGCTGTAATCATTCTTAAAGTAAGCAACTTGAATAGTCGGCAATTCTTTAAAGTTATAGAATCCAAGAATCACACCAGTGTAAATTTGCGATGAACTATACCGCTTGTCCAACAACCGAACATTTTCACCAACTTTAAAAGTGTCAATCCGCTTAGCAGTGTTCATGTCGATCTCGAACTTAACGCCATTAATTTCTACTGTTTCTTTACTCATTTTTATTCCTCCTTAGACACCAAACAAACCACTAATATCATGTCGCTTGAACCACAGCCAAGTTAATGCGCTGCCAATCAATGCACCTTCAATCATCCGTAACACCTCCCTTCGTTACCATGGCAGCTCTTCACCGTGCTTATCCAGAAACTCCGCCATTGCCTTGGCTTTAAACTTCCACGCGCTGCCACGACCTTTATGAATGATTTGGCCTTTGCGTTCCATTGCCCCAATCTCGCGACTGTAGCGTGGATTTTCTAGGATGTTATCTTTCAACCAGTCAACTGACTTATTAGCACACCATTCACGCAAATCTTTCATAGTCCACCATCGACCGGTCAATGACTCACCTTCGTAACCATGAGAATCGACGGGAACTAGCTTCATACCATCAGGTAGTGGAAAACGGAAAGTTCCAGTTACTTCAATCTGATCTAATAACGATTGAGTCATTACTGTTCATCTCCTTCGTCGTCAACAATCTGAACATTCTTCATTGCATAACATAGAAACTGTTCAACAATTCTTCTCATCGGGATTCCAGTCTCTTCTTTAATTTCACGTATGGAATCAAGGATTGAGACATCAACGAATATTGGCTTGGTTCCACCGTTACCATTAAGATGTTGCTTTCTTAAAACTAATTTTTCGGTCATCTTTTATTCATCTCCTTCATGTGGTCGAATTTTAAAAGTCTCAATAATCTTCAAAACTAGCTCGTTCGCCGCTGCGGACTTCTTGGTTCCGGCTAATACTTGCGTCATGTACATCTTTCCCACACCAAATGTAGCGGCCAAGCTTGTAATGCTAATTTCACGATCATCAATATACTTCTTGATAAGTTCTCGCCCTGCTAATGTTGTCGGCATTTAATTCACTTCCTTTCTAATAAGGTATAATTTGTTTAATTCAAAACAACCGAGGTAACAACTATTGAATAAACAATTAGAACAGCTTTTGAAAACCATCATTCAAACTTCAAACGAATTAAACCGTACTAACATTTCCCAATTAACTGAGTCATTGGCTTGTTCGACCGATGAATTACTGCCTGATATCATTGCCTTAGAAAAACTGGGAATGATAACCAAAGTGGCTAACGGTTACCTAATTACAGTTACTCTGCTTGGATTGAATTACTTCCAAATAAAACATGAAAAATTCTGGGCCTCTTTATGGACAGAACTACGCGTACATCTTTCTTATCCAGCATTACTTTTTGGATTGGCTTCTGGCTAG